ATTGTCTCTTTCTAATTCTTCAAGAGTATCGTATCCGTTTGTCCTGCCATTGATGCTCCATCCCCCATATGTCGTATTATTAACCCATAAGAAAAATCTATCATGGGGTTCCGTATTACTATTTGCTTTCCAAAATTGTTTGAATTTGTTTATCATATTAGAAAAATGCTGGCATATTATTTTTATAAGCTTCTAGCAGTTGTTCGACTCTTTTGTACACACCGCTTTGACTACCATCACCAAATGTAACATTATACGTCTGAATCCCATATGACTGGACACCAAGTGCATTCTGTGTTGCTTGTCCATAAATATGAGAAGCTAACAATATACATGCTTCTTTAATATCGAATGGTAGTGATTCATTTGTAGTGAATGTTGCAGTGATTGGACCAACAACAGTGTATGACGATTTGAAAGTAACGATGCCATTTGGATAGTCATATGATTCTATGTTCGCATCTGCTACTGCCGTTGCATTATCATATATTGTCTTTGGTTGGTCGGGTGCCCACAACCTATTTCCCAATGGAGCCTGATAAGATTTCGTTACTCCTATTTGTGTCAATGGTTCAGCTATAAGATTAGTGCCATAACCGAAAGTATAGTTGGTCCAAAGAACTCCAAGGGGTACATGGTCTAAAATTGCAGCTGGGATTGGTGAACCTGCACCTGTACCAGCACTACTTAACAGTGGAACGATTTTGAAATATCCATAATCTGGGAAATCCTGCATATAGCACCCAGGAGAAGTAACGTCTACCTGAATGAACCACTTCAGAACCTGGATATATACGGAATGAACTTGCTGATAGGGTCTGTTATTCAAAACAACCGTGACCAATTGAGGATTGTATGGTCTAACCATGAATTGAGTCTTGGTTTCATCAATAGTCTGAGTGTCAAAGTATCTATTGCAATAACGATTTATCCAAGCCGATGCTCTTAGCAGTATTTTGTCTAATTCTCCTGATGTATATATCGGACTTGAGGTCGTCAACCCTAAACCAGATGCTTCGACAGAAGTAATATACTCGTCTTTAGTCAAATATGGATTGTCGACTGCAATTTTCTTCCTTTGACCTGAAGGAGTACTGACTGGAGTGGTGAAAAATCCTGATTTTATGGTTGTCATAGGTGTTTATTCAAAGCTTCGTGGAACATTGATATTTTATCCTTCCAAAGCCAATTATTTTTGACATATTCTGCAGCTCCTGCTCCCTTTGTCTTGACTTCGTCCTGGTGTTCGTAACAATATCTCATATATTGTATCAATTGGTCCTCGTTTGGTTCTGCCCATTCTCCACAATCCTCTTTATAGATTCCAGTTTTAGGATTAGAGAACGAATCTGCTCTAGTCATTGTGAAATCTAACATCCAACCTACCTCATTGTTATTATAATCCACTGGACCAGACCAATTTGTCGTTATTGCAGGAACTCCTGTGGCCATTGCTTCCAGGGGGGGTAATCCGAATCCTTCCCCTCTCGTCGGATAAACAAAACAATTGATTTTCTTAAAGAATTTCTCAATCAATTCGCTATGTTCAACTGGCGACATGTCAATTTGAATCCTTGGGTCTTTATTCCAGAATGGAAAGTGATTATAAGACGACTTACATAACAGTTTAACGTCAGTGATATGGGACGGGAATGCTTTAGTAAACGCATCGACTAACATATCAGTACCCTTCCTATTGCTTAATGCACCTAGTGTGCCAAACGTAAAGATACCCTCGTCTTGGCGTTCTAACGGATAGAATAAGGATTCATCAATACCAAGCTGGAAAAGTTCAATAGGGATGGTCACACCGCTGTTCCTCATCATTCCAACGTTCTGCTTACAGTAGACAAACAATGCATCCATGCAATTTATCTTTGGAACCCAACTGGCAGGTACTCTAGTCGTTTCAAATGGACAAATTGCAATGTTTTTTCCAAACATTCTATCCTTCCAGTGGTTCTTTGGCTGTTCATGATAGATAACAGCCATGTCTTGAAAGAATTCTTTGCCAATCACCTTCTTCATGACGCTGTTTATATCTCCCTTAATGTCACCAGACCATCGAACATCATGAGTAGGAATAGAATATTTCAGTAAATTATATGAAACACTTCCCCATCCTGATTCGAAATCAACGTTTCCTATGAATCCGAACCTCTTATGCTCTTCCCAGTGGTTGTGATTATATGCGATTGCACCACCATCGATAACCTTAAGACTAATCTTCTGTTTAAGTCTCATGACTTGTTCGAATGATAATTCTATGGGCACATCAGTGTCATACAATTTCCCTTCAAAATATATCGACGTAACCTTACTATTGTCTATAATTACTTTCATGGATTTATAAAGGTGCCGACTTCTCCTGCGGGTCATGTCAGCATGGAGATGAGACACGACCCAGTAAGCACCTATAGCTTATGCAGGGTCTGAGACGTTCTGTAAGACACCAACCCAAGGCTCTGCTTTCAATGCAAGTACTAAGTACTCATTGATGTAGAACCGAACTGTATCTGCAACCTTCGCTAACTCTGTTCTGCCTAATGGAACTAGGTCAACCATCTGTACGCCTTGTTCATCATGTCTGAGGAAGTAGACGTTTGAGGTTAAAGCACCAGTTGCACCAGAAGAACCAGCTTGGTTGATTGGATACGGTAAAGCTGGGTTTACAAAGAAGTCGCCAAAGACCGGGACTGGACCGAGAGGAGACTGATACTGAACGACGTGGTCGCCAGCATGAAATACTCCTGACTGTTCCATGTTTATGAAATATCTGGCTTGGGTCGAAACTATTTGGTTGATAACTGCCTGAATCCCGAAGGAACAGTAGATACCATCAAGTTTGTTTCCACCTTGTAACCTGATTTTCTTAATCACAGAATCAAATGCAGGAATCGTCACACCAGTGGCAGTCAATGCAGCACCAAGGTTATTAACGACATTAGTAGTTATCTGGACGTCAAATCCATCAAACGCTAATGCATTAACACCTGAATCTGCTTTGAAGTCTGCCCACTCTTCTGCCTGGATTATTCTTCTCAAGGCAGCCTCAGCGATTTCGGCTTCAATATCAATGTAGCTTCTGCCCGATGCAATCATCGGACCAGTGATAACAGCGGTAGTACCGAGGTACTTATAAGCTGCTGTTTTCTGAACGTATGCTGGGTCTGTTGACGAAGGCAAATTGCCATCCGCGTAAAACAAGTTTACTAAACCCAACGGACCATCAGAAACGGTATCTAATCTGGTTCTTTGATTCCACAGGTGTGCAAGTCCCTCTCCTTTGATTCTACTAACTTTATCTCTGAACGGTGTTAGACGGTCAGACAATACGACGATAGCGGATTCTAAATCCTGCCTCGCCAATAGCGAATTCGGAACTGGACCTGCAAAGGAAGTATCTACACTTTTCTCAAATCGTTCCAATGCTTTCGATAATCTGTTTGTAAATTCACTCATTGTATTTGTTCGATTATTTTCCTACCCTACACCTTATCTCTTATAGACCAGGTATGTTTTCACATGTATCTAATCCACAAAAGCGATGGGACTGTCGACCTAATCAGTCCGCAGGGTTCTATTATTTCTCAACTCCCGAAGAGAATTGAGTTTGATAGACCTCTTTAAATGATTTGCCTTCGTTCTTTACTGATTTCTCAACACCAATTTCGTTGGCAGTGAGGGCAAATTTCTTACCATCCTTTGAAATCATGTACGGGATTCCCATAGCAACCGATTTCTTCACCCCTGGTTCAGTCATCATTTCACGAATGCTCTTCTGAAGGACGACATCATTTCTTACAGTCTCTGCGATTGAATTCTCAAGACCAAGGATTCTCTTGCCATCTCTTTCCATATTCTTCTGGATTGCTGTCAATGCATCTGAAATAGCAAATACGAATTGGTCAATTGAAGGAACTGATTTCCTAACAGGTGCATATCCCTTCCATCCTTCGCTTTTCTTATTCAAGCGGGCTGATAGTGAATCTATTGCCTTAAGAGCTGACTTCAACTCTGGCATCTTATATTCACCACCGTAAGTATTTTCGTCTTCCTTCTCAGTCTCACCTGTAACTACAGGAGGCATGTCTTCCTTTTCCATCTCTTCAGGAAGCTTCTCTTCTTCGCCTTCTTTAACCATTTCACCTTCGATGCCAGCTTTTGGTTCGTCAGCATCTTTAACTGTTTCACCTTCAGGACCAGCTTTAGGCATATCGACGTCTCCGCTAGCATCTCCTAATGCTTTTGCAACTAGAGTGGTCAATTTGCTAATGCCTTCAGCCATCGACTTTAACGTGGCTTTCATTGACTTTATCTCTTCCTCTGGTTTCACTTCATCTTCCTTTGCCACTTCCTCGGGCTTTACCTCTACCTCTGCTTTTATCGTCTCCTCGGGTTTTACTTCCTCTTCCTTGACGACCTCTTCTGGCTTTACTTCTTCTTGTTTCTTAAATGGGTTGTTCATGTTTAATTCTTTTTCGACCGACATCCAAGCTGAATTGGGTACCGATTTCTCGAATACCTGTAAGTAATTCAACTGTGGGTTCTCGAAAAGAAATTGATTATATATTGTTGAACTATAATATGATTGGACGTTTTCACCTGGCTTCGCTATACTCTTGGCAAACAACCAAGCATCGTAATTCGCTGGTCTCTCTGTAACTGAAACCTCATCTATCATTATATCGAAAAACGTATTAACTTGTTTGCCAACAGACTCGACCAATTCTCTGGTGGCTCTTTTAACTCGACCGCCAACAGATAATCCTAGTTTAACGCCCTCTTTCAATGATTTATGCAATAGACTCGCAACTGGGTGTGACTTTATTAACAGTGCTTTTATCCACAACTGATTCCTCTCATCTATCCATGCTTTGAAAACTTTACCAACGACTGATTCGTCTCCCTTCTGATGTTCTATCCTTAACGGCACTGATTCATTATTGATAACCGTGGCCATTTGTTTCAGTGCACTCTCAGACATTCGTTCATTATCATGGTCCACGTTCAGTGTACTAGCAATTCCCTGGACGTATAACTCATTGTTTTCCTCCGTAGGGATTGCCTTCTCAATATAAAATTGGAAGGGAAAGTCTCCGACCGCTTGTGCAATTAGTCTTTTGTTCATCATTTAATTATACTGAAATCTCTTATGATTTATATTATTGCA